AAAAACCATGAATTCACAAAATAATGACGTTGATGTAAACACTTTGATTAAAATTTATAATCAAAAAATATCAACACTTACAAACCAAAATATACTTTTGGAAGCAAAATTGACCACTGTAATGACTGACTTTAATGATGAAAAAACTCAACTAGCAGCAAAAGCACTTGAGTGGCAAGAAAAATACGAAAACCTAGCAGCTGAGGTAGAAGCAGAATAATGGCAAAACCATCCACCAGACAAGGATTAGTTGACTATGCACTTAGGAAGTTAGGAGCTCCTGTGCTTGAGATTAATATTGATGATGATCAAATTGATGATCTAGTGGATGACGCTATCCAATTATTCAATGAGAGACACTTTGATGGTGTTGAGGAAATGTTCCTTAAGCATGAATTTACTCAAGATGAAATAGATAGGGGTAAGGCAACATCAGAGACAGATTCTCAAAACACTGCTGGTATTGTAACTACCACAGGAACCTCAACTTCAATAAGTGGGTACGGAACAACTACATCTAGTTTTGTAGAAAATTCAAACTTTATTCAAGTTCCAGATTCAGTTATCGGTATTGAAAAAATATTTAAGTTTGATACTAGTTCAATATCTGGTGGTATGTTTAGTATAAAGTATCAGTTATTTTTAAATGACTTGTACTATTTCAATTCTGTTGAATTATTACAATATTCAATGGTTAAAAGTTACTTAGAAGATATTGACTTTTTATTAACACCTGACAGGCAAGTAAGATTTAATAAAAAACAGAATCGTCTTTATCTAGATTTGGATTATAATTCGATTCGTGAGGGTGATTTTATTGTTATAGATTGTCAAAGAATTTTAAATCCTGATGATTTCACAAAAGTATATAATGATCCATTTTTGAAAATGTATGTAACAGCATTATTAAAAAAACAGTGGGGACAAAATTTAATTAAGTTTAGAGGAGTTAAACTTCCCGGTGGATTAGAATTAAATGGTAGAGAAATATATGAGGATGGAGAGAGAGAATTAGAGGCTATTAAACAGAAGATGCAACTTGAATATGAATTACCTCCTCTTGACTTTATCGGTTAACATGTATGGCACTCAATCCGTTTTTTCTACAAGGATCTCCCGGTGAACAGAGATTAATTCAAAATCTCATAAATGAGCAGTTGCAAATTTATGGGGTGGAAGTTACTTATATTCCAAGAAAATTTGTTAACAAACAAACAATCATTGAAGAGGTTCAATCTTCTAAATTTGATGATAATTTTTTAATTGAAGCGTATGTGAATACCTATGAGGGATATTCAGGTGCTGGTGATATTATGACGAAATTTGGTGTCAGTTTAAAAGATGAAATTACCCTTACAATATCAAAAGAAAGATTTGAAGATTTCATTGCACCATTTTTAAATGATGATGAATATGAACTTGCAACTCGCCCAAGAGAGGGAGATTTGATTTTTTTCCCGCTTGGAACAAGATTATTTGAAGTAAAATTTGTAGAGCATGAGCAGCCTTTCTATCAGTTAGGTAAAAATTATGTTTATCAACTTCAGTGTGAACTCTTTGAATATGAAGATGAGATTATTGATACAGGTGTTGATGAGATAGATCGTGAGATAGAGGATGAAGGATTTATCACAACTCTTAATCTTGTTGGAACTGGAGTAACAGCAACAGCAACCGCTGCAATATCAGTTAATTCTGGATATTTAAGTTCAATTACACTTCTAAACGATGGTAGTGGTTATACGGGGACTCCAACTGTTTCTATAAGCACATGTAGGGAGGCTGGAAGTACGAACGCATCTGCAGTTGCAATCACGACTGAAAGGGCAGGAGTATTCTCGGTCAAGGAAATTTTAATTACAAATCCCGGATCAGGATATACGGTTGCACCAAGTATTAGAATAATTGGTGGTAATGGATCTGGTGCTATCGCAACCTGTAATTTAGTGACTTCAGGTCAAGGTGTAATCGGTTTTAACATTACTGAACAGGGAAGAGGATACACAACAACTCCAACTGTCACTGTGGCGGGGCCAGTGGGTGTAGGAACAACTGCATTAGTCACTGCTGTGGTTGATACAGGAAATACAGTTGTAACATCGTTCAGATTTACAAATCCCGGTTCAGGATATACATCGGCTCCTGCAGTTACAATTTCAGATCCAAATATTATTACAGGTCGTGGTAATTATGATTACAATGATATTGTTACTGGACAAACATCTCTTACTCAGGCTAGAGTTAGATCATGGGATGCTGATACTAAAGTTCTTAAGGTAACAAATGTCGGTATTGGAACTACGATTAGAGGATTTATTCCGGGTGAGGAGGTAAGAGGAGAGAGAGTATTCTTTAATGTTTCTAATACTGCATCTGCAACTATTGGTATCAATACAAATATCATTGGAATTAATACATCTGGTATACTTGTCGGAGCTGCAATATCTGCGATCGACAATATTGTTGGTGCAGGACTCACTGTGCTTTCAATCGGTGCTGGTAATATTACCATATCACAGAGAACTATAAATTCAGGTATCACTACAATAAATGTTTCAACTGGAACAACTCAATTTGTATCGTATAATGTTCGTGAATATGACAATCGTGATATATATGATGATTACAGCAACAATGACGAGTTTGAACTTGAAGCAGATGAAATCATAGATTTCGCTGAAACTAATCCATTTGGTACTTACTAATGTTAGGCACTTATTTTTATCACGAAATACTTAGGAAGACGGTTATATCGTTTGGAACATTGTTCAATGATATTCACATTCGTCATAATGACAACACTGGAAAATCAATCAGCGATATGAAGGTTGCATTGGCATACGGCCCAATGCAGAAATTCTTAGCAAGAATTGAGCAACAACCAGATTTAAATCGTGCAACTCAAATCACGTTACCTCGGATGTCTTTTGAGATGACAAACATTGCCTATGATGCAACTCGAAAATCTACAATTACACAAACATTCAAAGCATCTGATGGATCTAATTTAAGAAAAGTATTCATGCCAGTGCCATATAATATTGGTTTTGAATTAAATATCTTAGTTAAACTAAATGATGATGGATTACAAATTATAGAGCAGATATTACCTTTCTTTCAACCATCATTTAATTTAACCGTAGACTTAGTAAGCGTAATAGGAGAGAAGAGAGATATAAGTGTAGTCTTAGATAATATTTCATTCCAAGATGATTATGAAGGAGATTTCGCAACAAGAAGAGCATTAATTTATACACTTAATTTTACAGCAAAAACATATCTATTCGGCCCAGTTGCAGATACACCAGAAGGTCTTATCAAGAAAGTTCAATTGGATTATCATACCAACATGGATCGTGAGAATAAAAGAAGAGAACTTCGTTACGTTGCAACTCCAAGAGCAGTCAAAGATTATGATGATGCTAACACTGAAGTTCTTACATTTAATATTACAGCAACAGCAGTTAGAATAACCATTAATGATACATCAAATTTCTCTGTTGGAGATCGTATCGTGATCGATAGTGAAGTTATGAAGATAAAAGAAAAACCTGATGCAACAACTTTAGTTGTACAAAGAGGATTTGATCGAACATTAAAAGTTGAACATCTTGAACAAGCAAAAGTAAATAAATTAACTACAGCAGATGATAATCTTATAGATATTGGTGATGACTTTGGATTTAGTGAGACATCAAGCATCTTCACTGATTCATTGCAATTCAATCCTGCAACTAGGACAGACTCATGATGAACACAAATTTTAACAGTATTGAAAAGTCTTTAAATGTAGAAACCTCTATTGTTAAAAAGGATAATGACAAACCAGAATTACCGAACGTGGTTCTCAAAAAAGATGATGTTGAAAAGGATTACAGATATACAAGAGGTCAGTTATATTCTTTAATAGAAAAAGGTCAAGAAGCAATCAATGGTATTATGGAAGTTGCAGGTGAAAGTGCAAGTCCAAGAGCCTATGAGGTCGCAGGTCAGTTAATCAAATCAGTTGCAGATAGCACTGATAAGTTAATGGATCTACAGAAAAAGATGAAAGATATAGATGAAGAAAAATCAAAAACTCAAAATAATGTCACAAATAATGCCTTGTTTGTAGGGTCTACCAGTGAGTTATCAAAACTACTAAAACAAGGTATTCTAAATAATAATGACTCAGAAACTGCTGAATGATGAAATCCTGTAAAAAAGGATATTACTATTGCAACACTGATAAGAAGTGTAAACCAATTCCCGAAGGATCAGTTCTTCGTGATGATGGATTTTTAATGAAAGAAACCTTAGATGAAAAAGATAAACCATTTGTAAAAAAATTGGTTAAGAAACTAAGGGGTGGTTCTAAAACACATGCGAAACAAGCAGATGATTTAGAAAAAGCAATGAAGGAAGAAAAGCATGGTGATCACGAACCAGAAATGATTCGTAATCAATTGAAGACAGCAGGTAGAGCTTCTAAAAGGATTGTAAAACACTCACGCAAGAAAGACAATTTTAAAGCATGGGTGCAATCAAAGATAACTAAGGCATCTGATTACTTAGATACTGCTGCAGATTATCTTGACAGCAAAGAAGTGAAAGAAGCAGCAAATCCTGCACAACAGGCAGCGATTGCAATCGACATGAAAAAGAAGGGTAAGAAACCAAAGAACATGACAGAAGAAGGTCTTCGTGCATGGTTCGGTAAATCAAGTGGAACTACTAAGTCTGGACGCAAAGTAAAAGGTTGGGTTCAAGTTGGTGGTAAATATGATGGTAAGCCTTGTGCTCGTCAACCCGGTCAGAAAACAACTCCTAAGTGTGTCTCCTCATCAAAGAGAAGATCCATGAGTGACAAAGAAAGGGATAGTGCTGCAAGAAGAAAAAGGGCAGCAGATCCTAATCAACCACAAAAATCTGGTGCAGCAGCACCAACAATGGTATCAACCGATCCAAAAAGAAAAATGAAAGAAGAATTTACAACATTACCTTTAAGACTAGAGATTCCAAAGAGTGCTTTAGATTTTAAACAGGGATTAATGTTTCGTGAAAGTTTAGATACAGACAGTGGAATGCTTTTTGTATTTGATAATATTGCACAGCAGTCGTTCCACATGACTGAAACAAAAATACCTCTTGATATTGCATTTATAAGAGAGGATGGTGTCATTGAAAGTATAAAAGAATTAGAACCAAATAATCCAATTCCAATTTATTCTGAAGGTGTGATTGAATTAGCAATCGAAGTAAATCGTGGATGGTTTGCTGAGAATAATGTAGAGGTAGGAGACATTTTAGATGTGGAATATATTATTCCAAATCAAAGAGAAAAGTACCGCTCTGAAACAGGAACAATTTATGATATCATTAATGAAGTCAAAGATAAGAAAGGAAAGGGTAGTGGCACAAAAGATGCTTGTTATCATAAAGTAAAATCAAGATACTCTGTATGGCCAAGTGCATACGCATCAGGTGCGTTAGTTAAGTGTCGTAAGGTAGGTGCTGCAAACTGGGGTAATAAATCAGAGGCATATGAAGTAACTAATGCTGACAAAAAGGGAAATACACCTGCATATCAGGGATTAAAGTCTGGTAAGAAAAATGCAATTACAGGTAAACCACTCTATAAAGCAGCACCTCATATGAAAGAGGGAGTTATTGAGATTCAAAATTCTGATGGTCAAACAATCGCAGGTGTTGTTAACATAGTAGGCCCTGCAAATATGAAACCAATCACTAATGAAAACGGTGTTTGGCAAGGAACTGAACAAGTATCTGAAATGAAAAGAGATGAATATGGTGATCCAGTGGGTGGGCCAAAAATATCTAAGAAACAAAAATCAAAAAATCTTGCATCAAATACTCCTGATGAACAGCACACTACATCAACTTCTGAAGGTATGGCATATGGTATTACTAGAGGATCAGGTAAACCATCCGGTCAAATGGCAGCATTTGGTAAGCAAGAGAAGAAACCAAATCCATATGGTAAGAGAGCAAAGTTGAAGATGATTATAAAGAGCATCGCTGAAAAAGAAAGATCAAAAGCAGGTGTCACAAAGGAAGAAGTTGTAGGTGAGGCAAAGATGGAAAAAGGTTACATCTCAAATGTTTCAAAAGCAGAAGTAAGAAACCAAAGAAGGTTTGGTATGAAAGGTAGTCCAGAACCAACAGGAACCTTTGGTCAAGGCACATCAGAAAAAGCAAAACTCGCTGTAAAAAGAGGAGAGGAGCATAAAGCAAGAAGAGGTGTCAAGACAAAAGGGATGAGTGAGGAGACACTCGATGAGAAGTGTTGGAAGGGTTATGAAAAGAAAGGTATGAAGACAATGTTTGGTAAGAGATATCCAAACTGTGTGAAGAAAAAGGTCGGTGAATCTATGGTAAACTGGAGAGATGAAATAGGTTATGAGGGTAAGGACGAAGTAAAAAAGTTATCTGAAGACGATATGAAGGGTATGAGTGTCAAGTCTGGACACAAGAGACCCACAAAAAGCGGTGCTGGAATGACAAAGAAAGGTGTCGAAGCATATCGTCGTAGAAATCCCGGATCTAAACTTCAAACTGCTGTAACCACAAAACCTTCTAAATTAAAGAAAGGATCAAAGGCCGCAAACAGAAGAAAGAGTTACTGTGCAAGAAGTGCAGGACAAATGAAGAAGTTTCCGAAAGCAGCAAAAGATCCAAATAGTCGATTGAGACAAGCACGAAGACGCTGGAATTGCTGATTGAAT